GAGGAAGCCAAGCCACGCGGCCCCAAACTCAACATGTGGGAAAAGATGGCAATGGAAAACATCAAAGAAATGATCAGCCGTTATGGTCAAGAAAGTTGGGGTGATCTACCTCGAGGCAAAGTATTGATGGAAGAACATTGGCGGAATAAGTGGTTTGTTACGGCTTCCATCGATGATCCGGGTAAGAAGCGCGTAACATGGAAACGGACAAAAGACAGGCTAATCGAACTCCGCATGGTTGGGCACCAAAGCGGATATGTGTGGCTTATTCAAGATGATAGCGAGGTTAGTTAAGGTGGCGTGGGAGAATAGGCGTAACACCGTAACACGCGCCGTAACACGTTGTTTTTTACTTTGTTACGCCATTCGGGCAGCTTACCGTAACACCGTAACACCCGTAACACACACCTTTAGGTGTGTTACGGTGTTACGGTTACGGGTAAGCCCCTGAGGGGTAAGAGGGAGAAAAGAGATGGTGAAAGAAGATATCATTCCGCCACTCGCTGAGGCGAATGGCGAATGGGTATGGCGCTCTCGGAAGGCGGGGGCGTTGGATGAACGGGTGTCTTGGCTGGAACAGAAGTGGGGCTTCGATAGGCTCCCGCGTCTGGTGTCGCCCGAGACAAGGGAGCGGTTCCGGGCGGCAGAGGATATGCACCGCCAAGCGACAATGGCGGGTGAGGATATGACGGAAATGGACGCCATGATGATGCGGGCTTGGAAAGCATTGGCCGCTGAAGCACTGCTGGCAGGATATGAACCGCTTCCGGGGCCGCTGCTGACCGTACAGGCCGATGAGGCGGAACGGGGCACCATCTGCATCTGTCAGGATGATACCCATGCACAGGCTGTCCTGGCGCGGGCTAAGGCAGAAGGGTGGAACGCGGAAGTCTGGACGGTGGAAGAGGTGGGGCGCGTCCTGAAAGGGGCTTCGCCTATCGCGGAAATCAAGGCTGCATTTCCGAAGGCGAAGGTGGTAAGGAAGGGGCAATTGATCGAGGACGAAATCCCGATCTAATGTTGAGCATGAGCCGGAACTTCGAGGCAGAACGCATAGACTTCGGGCCGGATATTCAGGAAGGCTGTACGCTGGTGACTGAGAGGTATTGGGCGCCAGACGCTATGCTGGCGAGGGGCATGATTGGCGAGGCGCTGTATGCCGCTGCAAAGCGGCTACGGGATGATTATTATGCGGGGCAGGCTGGGAGGCTTGGGGCGCGTGAGGCGTTTGCGCGGGCCTCTAGGGCGGTTGGGACGACTGCTATGCCTGCGCTGGCTTGGACGGTCCTCAGTCACGGCACGGTGACCGGCTGGGCTGAGTGTAAGGGGATTGAGATGGCTAAGGCGGCTGACCAGGTGGTTCAGGGCTTAAAGCGTTTGGCAAAACACTATTTCCCAGAAAATTAGGCAATTCCAAAAATTGGCTTGAAGAATTTTCCGGTTAAAATGAGGTTTTCCAAACAAAGCCTAGAGAGGGGTAGTTTTGTAACAACTTGACGAAAAATCATTATCAAAATGCAATTGCATGAAAAATCAATAGGTTAGCGCTTCGCGTCTAATGTGCGAATAAAAGCCTAGTTATTCCAGCGCCTTATGCGGCGCAGCAAATGCCAAAGATGCAAACGCAATGCCAGAAAAGGCCCGAAAAGCCGGGCTGAAAAATAATTTTGATCAGCGCATTTTTGTGCTTGTATTTTTCGTCAAGATTATTCACCTTTGTTGTGTCGCGTGATCATGCGCGCATCGCAAAGAGGATAAGACAATGGCTTTCAAAAATGATCTCGGGATTTGCGCGTTCTTTCTGGGGCTTTTTGTTTGGCTTTTGGTGTTTTGAGGGAAGAAGAACCATGCAAAACCGCATTTTTAGCTTCGATTCTGCCAAAGCCATAAAGGCGCAGGGCTTCGGCTATCTGAATGCTATTCACTACATGGCGCCAGCTGATCTGGCAGGGGTTGGGAACCTATGCCCTAAAGCTTCGGCGGCTTGCAAAGCGCTTTGCCTGGGGTGGTTTTCTGGCCAAGCTGGAATGGTGGCAAATGAAGCTGATTTAAATTCCGTACGCAAAAGCCGGATCGACAAGGCGCGTCGGTTTATGAAAAACCGGGCGAACTACATGGCAGATGTAGTGCATTCGATTGAATTGGCGGAGAGAAAAGCGCAGCGAATGGGCTTCAAGCTTTGCGTTAGAATGAATGGTTCAACTGATATTGCTTTCGAAGGCATATCTTGTGAAAGGCAAGGCAAGCGCTTTTCTAATCTTATGGAAGCATTCCCTGGGCTGCAATTCGTTGATTATACAAAAATTGCGGCGCGCTTAACGCGAAAGCTTCCTGAAAACTACCATTTGACGCTATCGCATACTGAAAAGAATAAAGCCGATGTTTTGGCAGTAGTGCGAAGGGGTTTGAATGCGGCCGTAGTGTTTGAAAGTATCCCGCAATATTGGCAGGGCTTACCGGTAATTGATGGCGATAAGCACGATTTGCGCCATCTAGACCCTCAGGGCGTGATTGTTGGTCTATTGCCGAAGGGGCGTAAGGCAAAGCGCGATGAATCCGGCTTTGTTGTGAGAGGCGCGGCATGAAAAACAACACCTTAAAACGCGGCGCTCCAAAACGCGGCCTAGCGGCGCATCCGGCGGTTATTGCGGCGCAGATAGGCTATTCGGACATGGTGGCAGGGAAGGCCTTCGACACATGGCGCTTTGCGGATCAGATAGGGCAGGCCAATTATGAAATCGGGCGGCTTTGGGCGTTAAATCTCCGAATAGCCGGAATTGATCCGCCAAAATGGCCAAAAGGGAAGAATCTTCCCGCCTTGGTGCGAGCCATGCTTGCCAAAAGCTTTGACATGGTGGGAGGCTGCCAGCCCGGCGAGGGAGACGGAATTTAGACCGAATCGGCACCAAAATAGGCCCGGCTTTATGCCGGGCTTTTTTTATGGGCTTGGATTAGGTAATCTCAGCCCATGGCAAACCCTCCCAAATATGATCCCGAATTATATATGCCAGAGTTACTGCGCCGCGTAGGGAATGGCGAGTTACTGGTAGACCTATATGGTAAAGACGGATTCCCTAGTAACTATACCGTCCATGGTGAATTGACGCGCACGGATGGGCGCTGGGCTAATGCATATACGCGCGCGCGCGAACAACAAGCCCATGCAATCGCGGAAAAAGCCGTTCGGGATGTTGAAAAAACGATAGACCCCGAACAGGCGCAGCTTGCGCGCTTGAAATTCGACGCAAGGCGCTGGCTTGTCGGGAAAATAGCGCCCCGAATATATGGAGACAAAACAACGCACACACTAGAAGTAGGGGAGAGCTACGTTGAGGCGCTTAAGCTGGCCAATGACAAGATGCGCCAGAAAGAACGGGAAGCCCGGCGCATTATTGACGTCGATCCTGAGACGGGAAACGAGGTCAAAAAACTAGGAAACAATGCCGATAGGCGTAAACGCAAGAATGCAAGCATATCAGATACTTAGCAAGTAATTTTACATAATGGGCCTTATGCGGTTCCAGGCCGGGCGCCCCGAAACTGGCACCCCCGGCCCCACCCCCCCCTTCGAAAAGCGGCGGGGGCGGGCTGGCGGTGGCATATATGTACTTACCCCCCGTGGGGTGGGGGCAAAAAGGCAAAACGTCCCTTTACCCCCCGTGAAAATTTAGGATAGAATCAGGCTCTCATGGCAGGCAGACCCAAGCGGCGGGCTAGATTAGCAGCGGAGGCAGCGGCGCGAGCCGCTGCCGAAGCGGAGGCCAATGGTGGCGCCCCACCAGCCGAAACCATTTTTCCGACATCAGGAAAATGGTCTGAAGCACCCCCACCCCCTGCTGCCCCCGCTGCCCCGACACCCGAGGAACAGGCGGCAATCATCGAGCAACTGGCGTCTGACCCGGTGTTGTTCGTTGAATCCATGCTTGGCGCCACCCCGCAGAAGTGGCAGGCGGACGCTCTCAGGGCCATCGCCAGTAATGACCGTGTAGCGATCCGCTCCGGCCATGGCGTAGGCAAAACTGCGTTCTTGTCCTGGTTGGTGTTGTGGTGGCTCCTTACCAGATTGCCAACCAAGGTCGTCTGCACCGCCAACACCGCGCACCAGTTATCTGATGTCTTGTGGTCTGAGATCGGGAAATGGCACCGCAAGCTGCCCGAGGGAATGCGGCGCTTGTTGGAGATCAAGTCAGACAAGATTGAGTTGGCTGGCGTCCCCGACAGCTTTGCAGTGGCCAGAACCAGCCGCCGGGAACAACCGGAAGCCTTGCAGGGGTTCCACAGTGAGAACCTCCTGTTTGTGATTGACGAGGCATCTGGCGTCCCGGATATTGTGTTCGAGGTTGGTCAGGGTGCCTTGTCCACTGAGGGCGCCAAGGTGGTAATGACCGGGAACCCCACGCGCACCACGGGTTATTTCTATGATGCGTTCAACAAGAACCGCAAGCGGTGGTGGGGTAAGAAGGTCAGTTGTCACGATGCGGATACGGTGGACAAGGCTTTCTTAGAGGACATGGTGGCGCAGTATGGTGATGGGTCAAATCAGTATCGTGTACGCGTTCTTGGAGAGTTTCCTGCTGGAGATGATGATGCTCTTATTGCGCGACATCTTATAGAGACTGCGACTACCAGGCCGGTGGAACCCAGCCAGACGGCGCCTGTGGTGTGGGGGTTGGATGTGGCGCGGTTTGGCGATGACAGTACCACTCTGGCCAAGCGCCGGGGCAATGCGATCACCGAACCCATCAAGATGTGGCGCGGCAAAGACCTGATGGAAACGTGTGGTTTGATTAAGGTCGAGTGGGATGCGACGCCGGGCAGTATGCGCCCCCAGGAAATCTTGGTCGATGTGATTGGTCTTGGTGCGGGTGTGGTGGATCGGCTTAGAGAACTCAATCTCCCCGTCCGTGGGATCAATGTGGCGGAGTTGCCCGCCTTGGATGGGCACCGGTTCAGCCGGTTAAGGGATGAATTGTGGTGGAAGGCCAGGGAGTGGTTTGAGGCGCGGGATTGCACCATTCCGAATGATGAGGCTTTGGTGGATGAGTTGTGTGGTCCGCTGTACACGGTGACGAGTGCGGGCAAAATACAGGTCGAGCCGAAGTCTCAGATGAAGCGGCGGTTAGGGCGCAGCCCCGACAAGGCGGACGCCTTCTGTCTTACCTTCGCCACCACGGCGGCGGTGGTCAGTGGTGGTGGGTATTCTTTGAAGTGGGGCCAGCCATTGCGGCGCAATGTGAAGGGGGTTGTGTGAGGTATTATTGTATCTCGCTGCGTGAGACGCCTGAGCGCACGGCGCGTGTGAAACAAGAATTTGAGCGCGAAGGTGTCCCAATCAATTGGGTCTGGGGCATCTACGGCAAGTCGATGCAGATCAAGTCTGAGATACCGATGCACTCGGATTACTTTGTGACGCGTGGTGCTACGGCTTTGGTGTTGAGCCATCACATGGCGTGGAACCTGGCGGAGCATGACCAAGCGGACGAGTTTATGGTGTTCGAGGATGATGTAGTATTACCGGAAAACTTTCTGGAAAGGTGGGCTGCTATCCGCGCCAAGGTGGATGATGATGTGGATGGGGTCTATTTGCAGAGTTGTTGTGTGGATGACCAGAAGTGGAAGCGCAAGCACCGGGATGAATTGTGGGATGTGCGGTATCCGCTTTGCACGGCGGCTATTTGGTGGCGCGCCAGGGCCATTCCGACGTTGATTGAGCATACCAAGCCAGCGAATACGCCGGTTGATATTCTGCTGGAGCAGAAGGTGTTGCCTAAGTTGAAGGTGCTGACGGTATTGCCCGAACTGGTCAGCCAGTTGACGTTGCAGGGTAAAATGTCGAGCGAGGTTCACGCATGAACGAGATGGCGCATTTGGGTGGCTATTATGAGGAAGGCGATGGGCACACGTTCACGCCGGATATTTGGGGCTGGCTGTTGCTGGAGTATGGCGTTGAGTCTGTGATTGATGTCGGTTGTGGCACGGCGGTCAATCTGAAGTGGTTCCAAGACATGGGGTGCCGGGTGTTGGGGGTAGAGGGGCACCCCGACGCCATTCTGAAGGCGAAGTGCGGCCCGATTATCTTGCATGATTACACCAAGGGACCGCTGGACATTGGGCAGCGGTTTGACTTGTGTATATCGACGGAGTTCGTCGAGCATGTTGACGCCAAGTATGAGGCTAACTGGTTTGCCACCATGCGGTGTGCGGATCGGGTGTTGATGTGTCATGCGGTGCCGGGCCAGGGCGGGCACCACCATGTGAATGAGCAGACGGCGGAATACTGGGTGGAGAAGTTTGGCCAGCATGGTTTCCGTAATCTGGTGGTGGAAACGGCGATGTTTCAGGAGACAACGCGGCGCAAGCCAGCCCCTTGGGGGCGGAATACGCTGATGTTGTTCGAGAAGGTGGCATGATTTTAAGCCAGTTTCCTGGCGCGGAGCGTGTGGAGATCAAGCTGCCGAGTAAGTTGGCGGCTTGTAATCCTTCGATTGCGTGGGATGGTGATAAGATCAGGGCGGTGGTGCGGACGTTGAACTATCGTCTGTTGCCCAGTGGCTCTATTTGGATCAAGGGCAGCGCGCCGGATACGGTGAATTGGCTGGTGGAGATGGATTCCGCCAGCCTGGCGCAACTGAATGCGGTGCAAATCGACGACACGGAGATCAGGCAATCCCCCATCTGTAAAGATGGCTTGGAGGATATGCGGCTATTTGCCTGGAAGGGTGCCTGGTGGGGTTTGGCGAGCGGTCATTCCACCAGAAATGATGCGAATACGATGGTTTTGGCGCCTGTTTCGCCGGTTATGACGGAGAAACAGGTGCTTTTGTCGCCAAATGGCGAGAAAAAAGAGAAGAATTGGGGTATTTATGTAGATGGGCAAGATTTGAAGCTAGTGCATTGGTTTTGCCCGGTTTCTGTGTACAAGTTTGGCGGTAGCCAGATGTTGGAACCCGTGTTTTACGGGGATGGCCGGGCAGATTTGGTGGGGTGGAGCGGGTCCAGCCAGATTGTACCGCATAGGGGCCGTTTGGTGACGTGTTTGCATCGCCGGATGGGCGAGAAGAATGGCAAGAAGCCGATTTATTACGCGCATAGGTTGGTGGAGTATGATGCGGATACTTGGGATGTGACGCGGGTATCCCCCATCTTCTTGTTTGAGGCGGAGCAGATTGAGTTCAATTCGGGGTTGGTAATTACCCCGGAAAATGTGTTATTTAGCTACGGGGTCATGGATGCGGCGGCGGTTGTGTTGCGGTTGCCGATTGGGGCCTTGG